TGAATGATCCTAATCTGTCTGTACCGGATAAAATAAATAAAGCTTTAGGTTATAAACCCGGCAGAATAATGGGATTAAGTTTTTTAGAATCACATACATATTTATCTCAAATGTTAGGATTAGATAGTGAACATGTAATTGTAGATAGAAAGGACTGGGAAGATACAATACATTATTTAATTAGAAATAGGGTAACACCAAATAATATAAAAGATGCCAAAGTATAAATGTATAAATACAGATTGTAGAAGTTATAATAATATTGTAACTAAAGATACTACTATTAGAGTAGAGAATAGTCAAGTAGTAGATAGTGCTAAGAGATGTTACTATTGTAACAAAGATATGGAGTTAATACCAGCAGAAGGTATGACTACTTATATGACAGGTTCTAATAATATATGTAAAAAATAATTAATATGACAGAAATAGAAGATGCACAGGTTGTAGAGGAAGTTGTTAATGAAGAATTTAGCAGTTCTCTACCTACAGTAGATGAAATTAAACACCAGCAAGATGTTGAAAATACTAAACAAGCTTTATTAGCTTCTATTAGAGCAAAGAATCCTAAGTTGTATTGGAAGTTAATACATCCAGAAGGATATCAACCTTGGTATAGGGAAGACTATAAAAATTCTGATATAAAAACTTGTACTGAGAAAGAAGATAAGAATATTCCTTTTAAAAGAAAAGTTTATAGAAATGAGTTATGTAGTTGCGGATCAAAAAGGAAAATTAAGAATTGTTGCGGAGTAAAGACTTACTATACTATTCCTAAAATGAAACAAAATGACTAAGAAAGAATATAACAATGAACCTATTTTTTACTGCAAAAATTGTCTATCATTATCTATAATAAAAGATGATATTGAAGAGGTAGATGTTTGTAAAATTTGTGGAAGTATTGAAAGTGCAAGATCAAGCTTTGTTGAATGGGAAGATAAATTTATAAATACTTATGGAAATAATTATATGAGTATCCCAAATAAAGAATTTAAGAAAATGGTAACTTGGTTATGAAAGATAATATTATAAATGCAAATATAAAAGTAAAAGATAAAACTGAAGCATTTGAAGCTTGGTTAAAACTTACTAAGGCACTTCATTCTCTTACTAATGAAGAGATAAGGGTATTTGCACTTATACTACAGAAGAGACATGAATTATCTGGTAAAATAACTGATGAAGAATTATTGAATGAATATTTATTTAGTCAAAAAATTAAGAAGGAATTAGAAAAGAAATTGCAGTTTGATAACCCAACTAGATTGCCAAATTTGATCTCTGGACTAAGGAAGAAGGGTGTACTATTAAAAAATACAATCAAGCCTCAATTCATACCTAATTTGACTAAAGATTTTAAAGATTTTACATTAATATTTAGAGTAGAATTAAATGATTAAAGATATTCCAATTCAAAACAATATTACTAATACTGCAAACTACTGTAAAGTTGAGGAATCCGATGTTGAAAATGCAGTAGATAGTATGTATGAGTTTATAAAAAATACTGTAGAAAGTACTGAATTTGCTGATATGGACTTAGAACAATTTGAAAAAGCTAAAAAGAATTTTAATATTCCGGGATTATGCAAACTATTTACATCAACAAAAAGATTTAAAAAAATAAATGGAATTCTCTGAAGCTAAACACATAGAAGATTTAATTCAATGTGTGATGGATAGAATTAAATATCTGGAAGATAATGAAGTACCAGATGAATATAAAGATAAAACTTTAAACTTTTATAATAAAATGATAAGTTACATAGATAATTATATAAATAATATAAATAATGAATAAAGATTTATTAATAGGGCAAATTACTTCCCTACTTGAAGATTGGTGGTACAAACCAACTGTCGAAATTTGTGGTGAACAAATACATTGTTATACAAAGTATGATGAACATGGGATAACTACATGTTTAAAAACTTTTGGAATTTGTATAGAAAAACTTAGTAAAGATTATACAATTTATGATGTAAATATAATTTGTAGTAATTTTAGGATTGATTGTAACTTTTATTTACTAGATATAGAATACCCTAATAAATTTCATAATTTTGATATATTGGAAGAAAAGGAAATTCTTATAAGTTCTAAAACAGAAGTAGAAGAATTTAAACAACATATTTTAGATAGAATTAAATATTTAAATAATAATGATATTGAACACAAGAATAATTCCTTAGAATTTTATAATGAACTTTAAATTATATAAATAACAATAGATGATTAGACAAATTCCTTTAGGTGATACAATGATTATCACTGCAAATAAGACAGAAAGAACTAATGGAGGTATTGTATTATTAGACAATGCTCAGATATTACAAGAACAAGAAGTTTTGGCAATCAGTAAGACTATTACTGAGATAGAAGTTGGGGATAAGGTTTATATTAACTGGTCCAAGTTTACTAAAAAAGTAAGTAAGAACTCTAAAGTAGCTAAAGATCCTAGTCAACCTGATAATTTAGATACTATTATAGGATATGATGATTTAGTAGAGATTCCTGTATATATGATGGATGGAATAGAAGTAATAGCAATTAACAAGTATGATATTATGCCTTGGAAATTACCTAAAGAAGAGGCTATTGATAAAAGTAAGATTGTAACAAATTTAAATAAATTTAATTAATATGGAAGAAGAAGTAATGAATTATGTATTTCCTTGGATTGAAGAAGGTAATAAATTTTATAACATTGTAGAAGATGATACTAAGCTAGAATTCCAGATTCCTGTTCCGGGAATTAAAGATGAAGACTGTAAAGCTAGTGTTAAAAAGAATGTTTTGGAAATTTCATTTAAAAATTGTACATTTGTAAAATATTCAAAGTTATATTTTGAAATTGACTTTAAATTAAAAGAAGATAATCTAACAGTTTTTGTAGAAGATGGTGTTCTCTATATCATAGCAGAGAAACCAGTCAGCGATGACTTTGAAGTGGAGATTGGAAAGTAATCAATGGGGGATTTAATTTCCCCCTTTAAATTATTAATCTTATGAAATGTGCAAATTGTAATTGTTCTGTATTCGATAAACCTTTTATGAGAATAAATCCAAAGGGAGAAAAAGGAATTTTTTGGTGTGAAGATTGTGTTAAAAGGAATGAACCAGAACTATATAATAATGAAATAGAAGATGGTGGAGATCTTCTAAAGACATTAAAAGATATCTGTTATGATACAAGAATATAGAACAACTAGCCATAAAATAAAAGGTAAATTATGTCACTTTGGTAAAGAAGAATTTACAAGACATAATCTTACTAATTATTATTGGAAGAAAATAGAGGATATTAATATAGAAGAGTTAAAAGATAAGATCGTTTCTATATTAAAGCGAGAAAGATTTGTATTCTTTCCTGAGATAGAGTATAAATATATAACTCATTTTGGAAATTTAACAGATTTTGCAGTTAATTTTAAATATATTGAATGATAACTGAACAACAAATATTAGATTTAGGATTTGTAAAACAATCTTATTCTACAGATACAGAAGGAGTATATGAATATCAAATTCCTAGAACTGATATTTGTAATAATCCTTATTTCTATACATCTCATATATATAGAATATTTTGGGATTATGATACTGATTTTATTATTAGAGGGTCTTATGAAAGACCTAATAAAGAAGGAGTAAAAACTAGAATGACTAAGACTATAAGTAAAACATTTACAGATATTAGCCAATTAGAAGAGAATTTAGAAGTAATTATTAAGAGTGATATGAATAGATTTACTTCTACAATGAGAAAATATTAATAACAAAGAGGATGGTGAAAATCTTTAAAAGAGTAGCCAAAATATAAATAAATAAATATATTATGTTTGCACTTAGAATTATTGAAGAAACTAGGGATGATATTAATTCTCCTTTTCAACAAGTTATTACAAATTATGCGTTAGGAACTGCTTATTCTATATTAAAGAAGGGTATTACTAATGAATTTAATGAGGAAATGAAAAAAAGATTTCCTAAAACTGATATCAAAGAAATAAAAGGATTAGTTTGTGCAGAAAATTATTTTTTTATTGAAGAGGACTCTGAAAATAAAATATTCTCCTATTTTATTATGACAGATTCAGGTAAAACTTTTGAAAGGTTATAATTATTAATAGGTCTCATCACTATTAATAGTATTAATAGTCTAACATTCCTATATCTGTAAGACCTAGGATTTAGTGGAATGTTTAATTGGGTTGGTATGCAAATGGCTGAAGCGAGCAGACTGTAAATCTGTAACATAAGAAACACTGGGAGTTCAAATCTCTCCTAACCCACATTATACTTGGTAAAGCCTCTTATAAAAATAACGTAACCAAGTTAAAGATATAAGATCAAAGTACACGATATCGAAGATGTCTAATACTAAGTAATTAGTACGAAAGATTGCAAACGTAGGTGCACACAGTTAGAGTTCTGGGGATATTATAAAAACTCAATGGAGGGTAGGTAAATATTGGTTTGTTACGGCAACCTGCTAAGTTGTTCTGTGTAAAAGCAGTTAGAGTTCAATTCTCTAGTCCTCCGCTAATTAAATACTAATTATGAATATATATTTATGTCTTATTATTTTATGTATGTTATTCTTAGCAGTAGTAGTAATTATTATAATTGGTAGAACTAATAAAATTTTACTAAATAAACTACAACTAAGTGAGGATAAATATATCAAATTACTTTCTCAGAAGAAATCATCTGAGGTAAGACTCGGACAAATCTCTGAAAATTTAGCCCCATTTTTAAAGGATTTTAAGTATGATCCTAAAGAAGCACATTTTATTGGAATGCCTATAGATTATATTATATTTAAAGAAGATGAAGTAGTATTTTTAGAAGTTAAATCTGGGCAATCTAGACTAAGTAGTAAACAATCTAATATAAAAAGATTAATACAAGAAGGTAAAGTGGGTTGGGATGAAATGAGAATTAACTAAAATATAATAGATGCAGTTGTTTGAATATAATGCAGAAACAGGACTTCCTCAATTTGATCCAATAATATTTGAGTTGAAGCCCTTTAAAGTTTTAGTAGATAGAGACAAATCTAAAAATAAGGAAGTTGCTAAAGCAGAATTAGCTTTTGTATGGTTATGGTGTGATTATAAATCAGATTTCTCTTCTATAATAGAAGAAGATGTAAAATTAAAAGAGATATTAAATATTGTATCATTACCTGATAAATGGAAATTAGATAATAAAGTTAAAGAGTCTATAAGTTTTTATAAAGAACTAGTTAAAACAGTTAGTACAGTACTTTTAGAAAAAACTAAAAAAGTAGTTACCAAATTATCTGACTTTTTAGAAGATATAGATTTTACAAAAACTGATGATAATGGTAGATTAGTTTTTGATATGAAAAAAGTAGTGGATACTACAACACAAATACCAAAACTTCTTGCTACTTTAAAAGAAATTGAATTAAGAGTTATGGAGGAACAGTCTAATTTAGAAAAACAAATTAGAGGTAATAAAGAGTTAGCTGTTTGGGAGGATGGTATAGACGATGTATAATGAATTTCAGACACCTTTAGATGAAATTGAACCTTTACTACCAAAAGAAGCTTTTAACAAGGTAAAAGAGGCTATATTTGATTATAAATATATACAAAACTTTATAAGTCCAGATAGAAAAAGAATTAAAGATTGTGATAAAAATGAAGATGGTACTGTAATAGTAGATTTATCAAATCTTCATATATTAGAAGATATGGATTATTTTCGTAAACCTGCAATAAAATTTCAAAAGGATGGTAGGTATACTGATGCTATTAAGAGTACACATAAAAAATCTGCTTGGGCTTTATTTTGGAGAGATGAAGCTATTAAATGTTTAACAAGAGTTATTAATCCTAATACTGGAGAATGGATTTCTGGAGATTATTATTTTTATTTAAATTATAGTCCTATTATGAAGATTGTTAAAGACTCTACCGGAGAAGTAAAAGAAAGAGTCTTTGACTTTCCAGATGTATATGATGGTGATTATTTATATTATCATTACTTATATCAAGCAAGACATTATAAAGATACTTTTTTCCAAGGATTACATGGGGCTGTAATTAAAGCTAGACGTAGGGGATATTCCTATAAAGGTGGTTCTATGTTGGCTAAAAGATTTGTTCTTGGAGAATCAATTTCTTCTCAAGAAAAAATAAGATGTTTAGCCTTAGCTTGGGAAAAAGAATACCTAGTAAAAGATGGAATTATAAATAAATTTGTTGATATTATTACACATTGTTCTGATTTTACAGGATGGAGTAAGTCCATTATAAAAGCCACTTGGAATACAATGGAGTGGAGATCTGGATATGTTACTAAAGATGGTTTTGAGAGAGGTAGAAAGAATGAAGTAACAGGTATTTCTATGAAGGATAATAGCGGTAAAGCTAGGGGAAAAGGTTGTAACTTAATTTTATATGAAGAGTTTGGTAAGTTTCCAAACTTTCTTAGTGCTTGGAATACTAATAGACCTTCTACTGAAATTGGGCCTGTAGCATATGGAATACAAATATGCTATGGTACTGGTGGTGAGGCAGATAGCAACTTTTCAGGAGCAGAAGAAATGATATATCATCCTGATGGATATAGAGTATATGGCATACCAAATATATATGATAAAGGTACAATCGGTAATACTAACTGTATTTTCTTTTCCCCAGAGGTTTTTAATATGGAGGGATATTATGATCATAATGGAAACTCTGATGTTATAGGTGCATTATCTCATATAATGTATGATAGATGGAAAGTTAAGTACAATTCTTCAGATCCTAATTCTTTAACAAGTCATATAGCTGAACATGCTATTTCTATTGCAGAAGCTATAATGATGAAGGAAGGTACATTATTTCCAGTAGCAGATATTAAAGAGCATCTAGATTCTATTAAAGCACAGGGAGTACAATTTTTCAAGTCACATTATGTGGGAGATTTAATTGCCAATTCTCAAGGGGAAATAAAATGGTCTCCTGCAACATCAGATAGAATGCCTCTTAGAACATATAGACTTAAAAGTGCAGATTTAAAAGAAGGTGCTATTGAAATATTTGAAATGCCTAAAAAGGATTCTGTGGGTATAATGGATAGAAGATATATCGCGGGAATAGATCCAATAGATTCTGATTCAGGTACTTCTCTCGGAAATATATGGATATTTGACACATTTCAACAGTATTTTGTAGCAGAGTATACAGGTAGACCAAAGTTTGCAGATGATTTTTATGAGATATGTAGGAGACTTTTAGTATTTTATAATGCTAAAGCAAATTATGAGAACAACTTAAAAGGTTTATATGTATATTTTACCCAAAAGAACTGTACTCATCTTTTATGTGATAATCCTAGTTTTTTAGTAGATAAAGAAATGATGAAACATGGTTATGGTAATACAATTAAAGGTACAAGAGCCACCCCAGATATTAACTCCTATGCTAGAAGGTTAATAAGGGATTATCTAATTAAAGAAGCTGCTGGAATATTTCAAGAATTTGACAGTGAAGGTAATCAGATTACCAATAGATTAAATCTACATACAATAAGATCTATTCCATATTTAGAAGAGTTAATTGATTGGAATATAAATGGTAACTATGATAGAGTTTCGGGGGCTGGAATGTGTTTAATTTTAAATGAAGAATATAAAAAATTTAATCAAATATACACTTCTAAGGAAGAAGAATCTAACTTTGCAGAAGATGATTATTTTAATCAATATATGACAGGTTCTTTTAGTTATGGTCAAGGCAAACAGAGTGAATGGTTAAATTTTAATATTAAAAATTAATTCTTATTTTTGTACTATATGGATGAAGCTACATCAATACCAATTGGAATAAAATGGCCTTCACAAAAGAAAAGTCTTAAAGCTAAAGATAAAGCGTGGAGGAAACAACATTTAGATTTTGCAGATAGAAATACAAAGTTGTATAATAGATCTGTTAGGAAGAGTTATCTCCAAAAGAAAATAAATATAGATTTATATGGAGGAAGAGTATATCTTTCAGAAATTAAGAGATTCTTAAATCCTTATGAAAAACAAAATGTATATCTTCCTAATCAAATACCACACTTTCCATTAGTTAATAATGTTATAGATGTACTTGTAGGAGAGGAGGCTAATAGAAAATATGAATTAAGTGTTAGAGCTATTAATCAGGAAGCTATATCTTCTATAGAAGAAGAAAAGACTGAAGCTGCTAAACAAATGTTATTAGAATATATTCAGAAGGAATTTCCAGATCCACAATCTGAACAACAAGAAGTTCAGAGAATGCAATCTTATCTCAATTATAATATATCCGATTTACAAGAACTACAAGATAACTGGATTCTACAGCACTATATGAGAGAAGTAGAATTTAAGTCTAAGTTATTAAGAGGATTTAAAGATAAGTTACTTGTAGGAGAAAGTATATACTACTTTGATGTATATAATAATGAACCTTCTATGGAGATTCTTAGACCTGAAATGGTTACTACTTATAGAACTTCTGGTTCATATAAAATAGAAGATTCTGATATTATTATTATAGATGATTACTGGAGTCCCGGTAGAATACAAGATACTTTCTATGAAGATTTATCTACTAAAGATTTAGAATATCTAGAGAATTTATCTCTTACTTTTGAAGGAGGGGCCACAGGCCAATGGAGTGATGCTACTCAGAATGATCAATATATTAGTATAGAAGATATTAATCAAGGAGGAATGATTATTCCACAGGAGACTATGGAAGGATATCTAGCCTTTGCTTATAATGAGGGACTATCTCAAGGCAATTATGTAGATGCTGATGGTAATATAAGAGTACTTCGTGTTAATTGGAGAAGTAAAAGAAAAGTATTAAAAGTTAAGTCTTATGATCCTGAAACTGGTGAAGAAAGATTTGATTATAGATCAGAGAATTATGTTATCAGAAAAGAATTAGGAGAAGAAGTTACAGAATTATGGCCTTGTGAATGGTGGGAAGGTACTAAGATAGGACAGAAAGTTTATGTTAGAATGAGACCTAAACCTACACAAGGTAGATTAAATAATATATCAAAAGGTTTTAGTGGATTTGTAGGGACAATTATGACTTCTAATAGAAGGAAACCATACAGTTTACTTGACAAAATGAAACCCTATCAATATCTGTATGATGTTATTTCAGATAGAAATATGAAATTAATATCTAATAATATTGGGGAGGTTCTAAGAATAGATGTTGCTAAGATTCCTGCAAAGTGGAGTCCAGAACAATATCTTACTATTTTAAGAAATGAAAATATTTCCTTTGAGGATAGTTTTGCTGAGGGAAAGAAGGGTGCAGCAACTGGTAAATTAGCAGGTAATATGCAAAGTACTAGTTCTAGTATGAGTTTAGATTTAAGTGCCTCTATCAAATTATATATAGATCTCCTTCAATGGATAACAAATACAATGTCTACTATGGTAGGTATTTCCCCACAAAGATTAGGAGAGGTGTCTAATAGAGAGACTGTAGGAGGAGTTGAAAGGTCAGTAACTCAATCTAGCCATATTACAGCAGAATTATACGCATCTCAAGATGATGATAAAATTAGATGTGCAGAAGCTTTATTGGAATGTTGCAAAATAGCATTAAGAGGAAATAATAAGAAGATACAGTTTATTACTAATGATGGTATTCATAGAATACTTGATGTAGTAGGGGATGATTTCTATAATAAAGATCATAGTTTATTTATTGAAAGTGATTTAGATAGTGGGGGATTAAGACAAGAATTAAAACAAGTTGCTCAAGCTTGGTCACAGAATGAAACTGTACTTCCAGATACTATATTGAAAATTATGACAGATTCAAGTCTTACTGATATTCAACGTAAAATTGAAGGGGATATTCAGAGAAAACAACAACAAGTTCAGCAAGCACAACAACAACAAATACAATCTCAGGAAAAGATAGCTCAACAACAGGCTGAGATGCAAGAAAGGGCTGAGCAAATTAGACAACTTCAGGTAGAGTTTGATCAATATATCAGGAAATATGAAATAGATCAAAATAATGAAACTAAATTACAGATAGCTCTAATTGGAAAAGAGGGACAATATACTGAACAAGATGAAGCTGAATTTGAGAAGATAAAATTACAAAAACAGAAGTTAGATCAAGACTATGCTCTTAAAAGTAAGGATATTGGAGAAAAAATTAGACATAATATTGAAACTGAAAAGATACAAAGAAATAAACCAATAAGTAAAACAAAGTAATATGGATGGAAGATATTTAACAAATTCTATAAATAATTTAACCAAATCATCTTTTGGAGATGGTGGGCAAATTATAGTAACTGCTGGTAAAGATTCCCCAGTAGGATTAGAAATGACTTGGTGTTATGCTTTAACTGACATAACAGGATTTACAGCAGAAAGTTCTAAGTTAAGTCCTTTAGGAGGAGACTTTCCAACTGATTTATTAGCTGGTATGGAACTTCCTAGCGGTATATATAATATACATGTTACTTCTGGAAGTTTAATGTGTTTTTATAATTAATTCTATGAAGGGTTATAGATTTCCTAAAAGGGATATACTTAATGGTGGAGGGGATGGTAACAGAGTATTAGTCTGGATATTAACTCCAGATGGCACTACTACATCTAATAGTGTACATATCTGGATGGATGATAGAATATGGGAAGATACTTGGATTTGGACGGAGGAGACTGTTAGTATAGCATTTCCTTTAACTAGATACGGTATAACTGTTATTAATACAGACTATCAATGGGATGATTCTTCTATGTGGAAAGATAACTTAGTATGGACAGAAAATT